GGCCAGCGGTGATGCTGTCTCCGATACAGACGATCACGCCACCGCCGCCTGCCGCTCGTTGAACAGGTCGTACCACCAGGTCCGATCCCACGGCGTCTCGGGATTGGGCAGGTAACCAATGCGATCAAGCACGAAGCTGCGAACCGGCTCGCGCTGCGCCCACAGCGCGTAGGGTGCCGGGAAGCCCATCTTGTCGGTACGATCGATGATCGCGTCGGGCACGATCCCGCGCACCGCCCGCCGCAGGTGACGCTTGCCGACCCGCTGGCGCGGGTTGAGGGCCAGCGCGTAGCGCACGATGCGCTGGTCGGTGAATGGTGCGCGAGCCTGGATGCCGTGGGCGGCGCACATCTGATCGTCGACGGCCAGCAGATCGGGCAGCCGATCTAGGTCCCACTGCAACGCGGCTGCTAGGTCGTCGACCGGGTAACCCTCCGGCACGCGGTACTGCTCATAGCCGTCCATCGGCGGCTCGCCGGCCGCGATCAGGGTACGGGCGTAGCCACCGAACAACTCGTCAGCTCCCTCGCCCGACAGCATGATCTCGATGCCCTGCGCCGCGGCGTGGCGGGCCACCATGTATTGGCCAAAGGTACCCATCCCCTGGATCGGTGGCTTGACGTGCGGCACCATCGCATCGAAGTGCTCCACAAAGTCCTCGGGTCGGATCTGGACCTCGTGGTGCTTGCCGCTTCCGACCAGCCGGGCGTAGCGGCGCTCATCGAAGCCGGGCTCGTCATACCAGCCAGTGAAGGTCGGGAACGGAGCAGCGATGGATGCCACCGTGGATGAGTCCAACCCGCCCGACAGGGCGATGCCGGTATGCGGGCCGATGCGGCTTGCGATGGCGTCTCGGATCAGGTTGACCAGCATCATCCTCTCACCGCCAGATGGGTGTAGGTTTCGCTAACGCCGTGCTCCTCGTACCAGCGCACCGCCTTGGCGATGCCTTCCTTGAGGGGCGTCATGGCCGCCCAGTCGAACTCGCGTCGGGTGAGACTGGGGTCGATCAGGATGGTGGCCACGTCGTCTGGGCCACGCGGGGCGATCGGAGTCAGCGGCGGATCCACTTGCATCGCCTCGGCTACCGCCGCGAACAGCTCTGCGATCGATGAGTCGCGTCCGGTGGAGACGTGGTACACACCCGATCCTTCGGTCGCGCAGCGCACCGCCACCCGGATCAGGTCGGCGACATACACGAAGTCGCGCCGCGCGTCGACGACGGTGCATGGCTCGCCTTCGCTGAGGCGCTTCCAGAAGGTCGGTACTGGACCGGACAGGTTGCGCGGGCCGTACATGTTGGCCAACCGCAGGGATACCCACTCCACCCCCGAGTCGCGGATGAATGCCTCAGCCGCCGTCTTGGAGATGGCATAGGAGCCATGCGGATCGAGCGGCGAGTCCACGCGCACCGGGGAGGGAGGGTGTGGCCCGTAGCACAGCGAAGTCTGGAAGTAGACTAGCTTGGCCCCGGTCTTCTGCGCCAGCCGGATGACGTTGAGCGTGCCCTGCACGTTGACCCGCGCGTCCCGTTCCCAGTCAGCGCGGTCGCGGTAGCTGGCGGCGCAGTGGTAGATGACGTCGGGCCGGATGTCCGGCAGCCCATCCACGATGTCGCCCACGATCAGCTCGCCAGCGAAGTTGTCGCGGCGGCCAGTGGAGAGGTCGTCGATCCCCAGCACGTCGTCGAACTGTTCAGCCAGATGGGAGCCGATGAAGCCAGCGGCCCCGGTGATGAGCACCTTCATTGGGCCTTCGCCCCACGATCAGTCCGGTTGCCACCATGGAAGCGGTAGATCCAGGTGACCTCCGGTACGCAGGTGAAGGTCGCTCCCGCGTCCAAGGCTCGAAGGTACAGGTCCCAGTCCTCGAGACCAGCATGCGAGTCTTCCTTACTCCGCCAGCCGTGGAGCTCGTGCAGCAGGGAGGCTCGGACCAGGGCCGTGACCGGGATGTAGTTGCCGTGCCGCAGGTCGCTGGCGCTGAAGCCGCGGTTCGGGTTCCACTCGCTGCGCCCGGTGACCTCGCAGTAGCCGTAGATGATGTCGCCGGGGGCCGCGCTCAACTTCTGCAAGTGCTGCGGCAGCAGCAGGTCGTCGTCGTCGAGCACCGCGATCCACTCCCCGATCGCTGAAGCCAGCAGCCGGTTGCGCATCTCGGATGGGCCGGCCCTTGCGTAGTCGACCGCGATCAGGTGCTCAGTCGGCTTATGGGTCTGCTTCTGCACCGAGGCGATGCACTCGGCCAACATGACCGGCCGGGTTGGCAGTGAGGGGGTGATGACGCTGATCGTCACGCCAGCACCTTCTTCCTGGCGCGTCGTGCGGCACGATTGGGTGGCGGTTCCAGGCTAGCTTCCAGTTCGCGAATGAACGGGCGCCAGTAGCGGGCGAAGACCAGATCGGAGTCGTACTGCGCCGCCTTGGCGACCGCCGCGTCAGCGAAGGTCGAATCGTCCCTGGCGGCGTAAGCGTCGCGCAGACGGGCGATGATCTCCGACACGAACGGGGTCAGGAAGAAGGCCGCCTGTGCCGGATCCCAGTAGGGTTGGCCGCGGACCAGCCAGCCCGACGCGCACAGTTCCGGCTGGGCTGAGAAGTCACTGACGATGACCGGCGTACCAGACGCCTGCGCTTCGATGGTCGGGATCCCGAAGCCCTCCCCCATCGAGGAGGCCAGCAGGACGTCGGCAGCGGAGTACATGGCCGACAGGTCGCTTTGGCTGATGTTCCCCGAAGCCAGCGCGTAGGCGTCGGCCCAGCGCAGCCGCTCCTGCGGAAGCCCGGTGGCCCTGGCCAGCAGCGGCAGGTCCAGCCCACCGATACCGATGCGGTCGGTGTGCAGATAGAAGTAGGTGTCGGGATGGTCCCGCATGAAGAAGCTCATGGCGGTGAACATCTCGGGCCACGCCTTGCGCGGCGGCGTGACGCCCTGGTTGGCGGCGGCCACCATCACTAGGAAGGCATCGTCCGGCACGTCGAGCCGGGAGCGCATCGCCTTGCCCTGTGGGTGGAAGGTGCGGGTGTTGATGGAGTGCGGGATGTAGGTCGAGTCGATACCCTCGGCCTTCAGCATCCGCTCCCCGAAGCGGCTCATGGCGATGGGCCGCACGGTCTTGCACCACTTCGCCACGTCGGGCGGAATCGGCTGGTGGTCGACCGGCACCCACGACGCGATCCGCTCGTCGGGGAAGTAGGCCCGCTTCAGCGGCCACACGTCATACAGGGTGATGAGCCAGTCGCCGCGCCATACCTGGTGATGGGCAGGCGCGATGTCGTTGGAGTAGCCGTCCTTCCCGCCGGGGAAGATCGGGAAGCCCTCCCACTCGATCGAGGCGGCATTCAGCCCGTAGTTCGCGATGATCCCGACCTCGTGGCCATCGGCCTTGAGACGGGTGCAGACCTCGAGGGTCTGGGTGCCGTAGCCGGTAGCGGCCCACGGCACGTTTGAGTACCAGGAGATACGCACAGTTCCTCCGAATGCGTAGTGGCCGCTTACGGCGGCCAGTCGGACTCGCTTGTGGCGGAGTCAGACCGTCTAGGCGACGGCTGAGACGAGGAAGGCCACGGCGTCGACGTCCACAAGGTCGCCGTCCACCCGCTCGACCACCTTCAGGGCGAGCTGATCGACGTTGAACTTGTAGTCCTTCGACAGTTCGACGCGCATCGGGGTCACCCGCTGCACGAAGTACTTCTTGAAGTCGCCGAACGCGATCGACTTCGAGGCCGAGGCAACCGCGGCCATCGCCGGGTTCTCGTAGATCGGCCGGCCCAGCAGCGTCTCGGGCATGCCGGGCGCCATTGACGCTGACCACAGGTGCTGGCCGGTGGAGTCCTGCAACTTGCGGACCTTGGCCAGTCCGGTGTTCGACGCCTGGAAGACGCCGACCGAGCGGTATGGTGCCGCGCGGCTGTAGTAGAGGTCGATCACGTCGTTCGGCCCGAAGAACGTGTTGTTCGCCGTGCCGGTCGCGGTGCCCGCGTTGGACCCCGCCGTGATGAACCCGTTGGGATCGCCGGAACCGTCGCCCGTGGTGAGCGCGGCGCCGATGTCGACGGCCAGCTCGCGAGCACTCGCATCGGCGATCAGGTCGTCGAGACCGATCACGTTGTCCTGGCCAAGCTCGGACGACCAGAGCGTGATGATCGCGTACTTGTACGCGTTGAGCTGGATCGAGCTGATGGTCGGGTCCGTCTCAGTGATGGTCCCGGCCTCTGCCGTGATGGTCCCAGACACCGACGGATCGGCGGTCAGACGCGGCAGGGTGATCGGTCGCCCGTCGCTCACGTTGAGGAAGGTGCAGACCGCTGGATCGAGCATCGGGCTCCGGGTGCGCTCGTAGACCGTCACCTTCTCGAAGAAGGTGGTCGAAATGGCCGAGCCACCAGGACTGGCCAGATCACGCGCGAAGTTGGGGGTCAGGTCGGAGTTGAAGCCGCCCGTGAACCCGGTCTCGCGGTAGTCACCGAACAGCTTGGCGAGGCGCATGGCGTCGGCCTGCACCTGGCCGGACTTCTCGAGGCTGGCGAGGATGGGAGCGAACACCTCACGCTGCTCGTCGGCGGCCTTGGCCCGGTCCTCACGATCGAGGTGCTTGGCCTCCTCCTCCCGGTAGCGGTCGATATCGACATCGATCCGCTCGAGCTGCTCGTTCTCCTCGGCGGTCAACTCCCGCTTCTCCTCGGCAGCCGCATCCGTGATCGCACGCATCGACTGGACCGAGCTGAGATAGCGGTCGTGGACCTGGTTGGCGTATGAACTCGCCATCAGGGGTTCTCCTGGTTGGGTACGAAAAAGCCGCCCAATGGCGGCGTTGACGACCCCGATCAGGTGGTGACTCGCAGGTGGTGGCTCGAGGCTCCGGCGTGCGGCTCCGGCGTGAAGGGGCTTGGGCTACTGAGGAAGCTGCGCGATGCGCTGCTCCCAGCGGCTTCTCAATGGCGGCGCCAGCTCGAGGCGGCTGCCGCGGAAGACGTTGATGACTCGGATGGCGAGGTCGTACTGCTCGTCGCTGAAGGCAGCCTCGGTCTCGCCCGCGATACGCTGCTCAGCGAGGGCGTCGAGCTGGGTCAGCACTTCGCTGAGGGCGTCGGGATCCTCGCCGGCAGCCTCGGCCAGATGGCGCACGAAGGCGCTGGTGCCGCGGTAGGCGGGCCAGGCAGTGACCGGGCTCACCTCCCAGAGCTGGACGTCGGTGTGAATCGTGCCGGTCGTCCCATCGGTGCGTGTCTTGGTGCGAACCGGGTTGAAGCCGAAGCTCATGTGGCGCACGTTGCCGGCCTTGACGTTCTTGGCCGTGTCGCTGCCGACGGTGGTATCGATGAAGCGGGCGGTGGCCAACAGGCCAGTGTCGTCCTCGGCCAGCTCCAGCGTCTCGGCCTCGCGGGAGGCAAGCACCAGGTCGGCGTTGTGGTTGAGGAACATCTTAATGTCGCGCTTGGCGCGGAGGCTCTTGGTGAAGGCACCTGGCGCGATCTGCTCGATGCCGAAGCCGGGAATCGGGCCATCCGAGTCGGAGTTGAAGACGGCCGCGTAGCCGGTGAAGGTCATGCCATCGTCCTCCGCCCGGATCTGCCAGTCGCCGGTCTGCCAGGCGTCGATCGCAAACCGCTTCTCAGTCTTTGCCATGTGGTCTCCTGTCTCCTCCGACAACGTGAGCGTCGTGCTGAACTGTTCGTTGTGAGCAAGAGCCCACGTGAGCGAGCGCGGTTCATTGGCGTACAGCGCCGCCTGCTGCTTGTGAGCCGCATCCTCAGACGGATGGCAGCCTTCGAGTTCACCAGATCCTTGCTTGATCACGGCCCACGGCTTCGAGCTGGGGCAACGGTCGTCGTGCTTCACATCCCAGGGCATCAGTCCCACCACTCCAGCCAGTCGTCAAAGTCCTTGGTATGGCCGTGGCCTCGAGCTTCAGCAGCAGCCAAGGCCCGCAGTCGAGCCGCGCGACCGACCGGCGGGATGATCTCCGCTTCATCCAATGGGTGAGTCCCAGTGCCGGCGACAATCGGCGGCGCGATGACGATTGCCCCAGTCCCGGTGATCGCCACCGTCAGCAGTCCATCACCGGCGACGGTCGCACTCCCGACCGTGACGGCCCCAGTGCCCGTGAACACCTCTACGCCAGCGCCGCTCACCGTCCCAGCCGGGACAGCGATAACCCCGGTCGCCGTCAGGATCAGTTCGCCAACACCCGCGACGGTGGCAGATGGGACGGAGATGGCACCCGTGCCAGTAGGTGCCGGAGGCGCCCCTTCGGTGTGGTCGCCCGTGCCCGCGACGGTCGCCGCCGGAACGCTGATCGCTGCGGTCGCAGTGAAGACCTCTTCGCCTGCACCGGCTACCGTGGCAGCAGGGACCGTCACCGCTCCG